AATTCCGGATACCAAAAATGTCACTCTGTTTCCCAGTAATGGAAAAGAAGAACATTTACCGTATATATTATCAACACCATCCATATTTGTAAAAAACTTGCAATTTATACAAAGTTTGGGTTTAGGTGTCATTTCTTTCAAAGAAAAAACGGATAAAATAGAAAAAAGAATTGCAATAACAGATTTCATAGTATGTATTAAAAAATATATTTAAGTCTCTTTTAACAAACTTAAACATATCAGGAAAATATAAATATGTTTCGTTCAATATTTCATAATTGCGGAAAGATTTATTTAAAAACTCTTCCTACGATGATGGCTTTTTCAGGAACAGCCGGCTTACTTACAGGGATTGGTAATTACCATTACGATACTAACAATACAGACAAAAATAAAGTCATGATAAATAATATAATATCAAACGCATATATATACATGATAGGATATACATTTATCGGAATACTAACAGGTATAACGTATCCAATAAGTTTTCCATTATGTGCATATTGTGTCTTTACACCCTTGAGTAATTTGACAACAGTATCCGAGGACCATAACTAAATGTATAAACCAATTTAAAGATTTTATTGAATATGCATATAGTATGGAAACCACTAAACCCATTATATCCGAATCACAATTAAAAAAAATAAAGGAAGAAATATCAAACGAGGCAAATCCAAAAAATATGACTGAAGCTGCGATCCTATTAAATACCCCAAAATTATTATCAAAACTTGTGAATGCGTCTGAAGATTTCAAAAAACAAGTTGGACGAGAAATGACTTATTCCGAAATGCGGGAAATGATGGGATAGTAATTCTTACTGTTGAATGATGAAATATGAAACATAAATATTTTTTTGACAATATTATATATGAGTATAACATTAGGGAGTAATGAATTACATTATAAAATAAAAGGAAATAAATATATAATAACTTTTATTTCTAATTATAATGCTAATATTGATAATTATTTAGAACAAATTTATAATCTTATTTATCCAAATTATGCTTCAAAAAAACTAGACTATTCGAATACTTGTGGAGCGAATGCTGAATTTATATGTAAATATCTAAAGATAGACCAAATTAAAGTTGGAAAACTAATAATTAATAATTGGGCTGAAATAAATAGTGTATATTCAAATAATTTAGAAAAAATAGAGAATGTTTATGGACCTATTTATTCAACTATAAGAGGAACTTATCACGCATTAGTATATTTAGAAATAAATGAAAATAAAAAATATCATGTCGCAATAGAAACAACCAGTTGCGAACCATATAAATTACAATTTTATATTGGAAATGATATGACCGAATTTGAAAAAATCATAACTACGCGTTATCAGTGCAATAATTTTAAAATTTCATTCGATTGTGTCAAATCTTGGCTAGATATTGCTCGTAATGGAGGCAAAAAAAAACAAAAAACAAGTAAAAGGAGAGCTAGAAAATGGAGTCTAAAATATAAAAAAAGTATTAATTGCGCTCGTCCAAAAGGATTTTCTCAAAAACAATATTGTAAATATGGGAGAACTCGTAAACAAGTTTGATAAAATGTTATATGAAAATGTTATATCAAAATGATACAAAATATTATATTGTAACAATTTAAGTACATAACATTAAATAATACATGATTCTGATATTTTATCTATTCTATTTTTATCCATCATTCTCTTATCTATCCAAACCAAACAAAGACCTTTTATTTCATATTATAAGAAACCCTCAAACGAGTTTTCAACAAAGAGCAAAAGCGAATATTATATTATTTGATTGTTACAAAAAATGGGCAATAAAACAAGCTTTTATCTTCAAAATGAAACATAAATACAAATGTAAACATATTCATATTAGCGAATTAATCTCGTATAGCACTTTTGGTCTATACAAGTCTATATTGAAGTATAATGGTCACTATGGATTTATACGTTTTTCCACATTTTACGTAAATGGAGAATTATATAAAGGGTTAACTAACGCTTATTCTATCAGCACTATTTCTAAATACGAAAGAATGAAAAGTAAGAAACTAAATACACGTGATAATAAAGATACTATTATATTGGCTTCATTTGATGAAGAGTGGAAATTTAATCGCAAAGATAATCCGTATGCCGTAGCAAATCTGGAACAACTCAATTATAATGAGAAGATGAGAGAAATATGGGAAATCATACAAAAACAAGATGCGTTTACATATCGTATATTATGCCTTAAATATGATTACGAATTTAACGTTATTCGGACAAATAAACATATAGCATCTTTGATGTGTTGTTCAGAAGAATACGTGCGCAAAAAAATAACTTTATGTAAAACAAATATTTCACAAGTTATTTGCAAAGAGATGTAACATTTTTTGTTTTTTTTTATTTTTGTTGTTTTTATTTTTGTTTCAAAAGTAGGGATTGATAATAAACAAATGTATTTGAATTACAAGAAAGATGCTCGGAAAAGATATTTTTCATACAAATATGCTGTGATTTAGGACAAACAATTTTTCCATCTTCATTTACTAGACAATGATTACGCCATTCATAACCCGAATCTCGACAAAATGAACAACCAAACCCGTTAGTGGTATTGAAAAAGGGGCGCGGAGAACGCGGCATGTTTTATGGTTAACTATTTGAACAGTTATTGCTTTTTATTTATTAAATACTTATTTATAAAAACAATTTCAATTTTTTTATAAATGCTTAAAATAATAATTAGTAAAAATGGATAAAAAGAAAGAAATATAGTATGTATGGCTACAAAAATAAATGAATATAATAAATTTTTAATATCTATGGATAAATTATTCTCTCCGGAAAAAGAATTAGAACCTGTTAAAGAATCACCTACACCTACAAAAAAGAATGTATTAGATAGACATATTCAAGTAATTTATAAAAAATATTATGCAGAAAACTTGAATTCATCTAATTATACTGGGCTTAACCATCGTGATATAGAATCTAATGAAATAAATAAAGTGAATGAATACCAAGATTTCATAGAAATTTTTTCTAGAAAAAAACAAAAAAATAATAGAAAAGAGAGAGAAAAAGAGAGAGAAAGAGAGAGAGAAAAAGAGAGAGAAAAAGAGAGAGAAAGAGAGAGAGAAAAAGAGAAAGAAATAAAAAAAAGAAAGGTTGATATTTTCAAAGAAGTGAATACGATTCAAGACATATTAGATATGATAAAAGAGAATCCGATAGATGAATCTATAGAGTACAACATAGATATAAAAGCGTTGCATAATATCAAGAAACCGTTAGAAGAATTAAACAATTTGATTGGTATGAAAGAATTAAAAGAAAATGTAGTAGAGCAGATATTGTATTTTATTCAAGAATTACATTTGTCTGATTCAACCGCATCAGTAGATTTTATGCATACTGTAATTTATGGACCACCAGGTACTGGAAAAACCGAGATTGCTAAAATTATTGGTGCCATTTATAGCAGAATGGGCATTTTGAAAAAGGGAACATTCAAAAAGGTTACCAGAAGTGATTTAATCGCGGGATATTTAGGCCAGACGGCTATTAAGACAAGAGATATCATAGAAGATTGTATTGGCGGTGTTCTTTTTATAGACGAAGCTTATGCATTAGGAAACCCAGAAAAAAAGGATAGTTTCGCAAAAGAGTGTATTGATACATTATGTGAAGCTCTAAGTAATCATAAACATGAAATAATGGTTATTATTGCAGGATACGAGACGGAATTGAACGAATGTTTTTTTAGTTATAATCAAGGATTAGAATCACGATTTACTTGGCGTTTTAAAACAGATAATTATGAAGCCGAAGATTTACATAACATCTTTTTGAAAAAAGTAAAGGATATCGGATGGTCAATAAAAGATACAGATACCACCAATACCAATACTAGTAAAAATAATATACAAGTGGAATGGTTTAAAAAGAATATTTCATCTTTTCCTTATTTTGGAAGAGATATAGAAACTCTTTTAGCAAAAACCAAAATTGCACATAGTAAGCGAATCTTTGGAAAAAAAGAGAAAAAGCAAATTTCTTTTGGTGATTTAGAAAAAGGCTTTCGAATGTATTCAAAAAATGAAAACATCAAAAGGAAAGAAAGGGAACAAATGAATCTGATCCTTTCTAGTATTTATGTTTAAAAAATTAAAAAATTATATTCACCATTTTATTTATCTTTTAATCTTTTTCAGTTCTCTCTATTTTATTCTGCATAAGGGACAACACTTATTGTAAATCATCGGGTAACAATCTATGCAAAATGTATGTCCGCATTTGATATCTATCTTAAGTTTGGTTTCATAACAGATATCACACTCTTCAATATGATTTAATTTTGTAAATAGGGCAATTTTATTTTTATAAATTTGGCATGCCTTCATTTCTAATAGTTCTTGTATTTTGTATTTAACATTCATACTTGGATTTTCAACTAATTTCAACAAATTGTACAAAATTAAAACATTAAATCCTTTGATTCCGTTGTTTACGTTGTTAGAATTTGTATTCATTTCAAGAGCAATCAAATAATAATCCATCAGTTGTTTATAATCGCGAGTCATTTCATAATAAAGCGCCATTTCATAGGCACAGTCTGCATCTCCCAATTCAATTCCGCGTTCAATCATATCTTTCATTTTGGGGATATCGTATATGACACGATAATATTGTGTCAGATTATAGATTGCGGTTACACTATCATATTTTGCAGCCATTAAATAATATTTTATCATATTTTCGTATTCATGTTCATCGTCATAATACATTCCAAGCTCAATCATAGATTCGACGCACTCATATTTTTCAATATTTTCTATCAAACAGGTTTGAAACTTTTGAAAATTTCCGATCTTTTTATAATACATCGCAAGTTTATAATATCCGCGACTATCCCCCATTTCAAATACAAAGTGCAATAGCTCTTTCAAACGGTTATGTTTTGTACGTGCGAAAAACAACAATTCAGAATTGTTATCATTCAATACGTATTCCGCTTGTTTTAATGTCATGTCTGCCAGAACAAACATCCCTTCCTTTTCGTATTCAAATTGATTTGGGTCTTCCATGTTTTCTTTAAGTTGTTTTAATTGTTTCTTTTCTATTTCAATTTTTTATAAAAGAGCGGATTTTTTGATAAATTGTTTTTCCTTCTTTATTTATGAATTCAAAAAAAGTAATTCAGATAAATCCAGAATTGTTTAATATGAAAAAAGAGAAAAAGAATTCTCCAAAAAATAGACCTTCCATTTCCCCAAATGTAATTAAAAATAAGTTTTTGAAAAGAATCAAAGAACATAAACTTAAGGAAATCGAAAAATCACAACAAAAGGGTAAAGATAATATAAATGAAACATCCTTAGATGCAAACAAATATTCGGATGAATTTAATGATTCTATTGAATATTTACAAAATATTTCAAGGCAAAAAAAAATGGATAAGACTCCAGCACAAATACAAAAACAGAGAGAACAAATTGAAAATAAAACGTTGAAACAATATTATGTAAACACGCCAGTCAATATTGATTTACCTGAAGAATTGAAAGAAAGTCTAACCCCACTACGGTCTGAAATACCTATTCGTTTAAATTACGAAATGCCGAATAACGTTCCGTATGGTGTTTTAAAAAATGGTCTAAAACCAACGTTTCGCGAATGGAATAATAAAACAAAAAAAAATGCACCCATCCATTCTTCCATTCATTCTCCTTCTGTATTAAACGAAAGAGAAAAAAAATTACAATTATTGAGAGAAAGAATTAAACAAAAACAATCTTCTACGCCTGCTTTTGCTACTACTACTACTCCTACTACTCCTACTACTACTACGCCTACTCCTACTACGCCTACTACTACAATTCCTACTACTACAATTCCTACTACTCCTACTACTACAATTCCTACTACTCCTACTACTACAATTCCTACTACTTTGTTTGAACCTGTGTCAGATCCGTTAACTGATATTATGATGACGCAAAATTTAATTCAAAAACCAAAAACATCATTCGCTCCTATTGTGAGCTCACTTACCACGATGCCTGCATCTACGAACTTAAATAACTTTCAAAACATGAATCAAAAAGACCAACCTAATAAAAGCAAGTTTATCAAAAGAATCACAAAAAAAACCATTAAACACAAATACACTCTTGGAAAATCAAAAATCAAAAAGGTCGTTTCGGTATTATTAAAAGACCAAAACACGAGAAAAAAAATACAAACTGCACAAAAAGATTTGAAACATCATTCTATACACGACATTAAAAAGTATTTGAAAAACCATCATTTAATTAAAATAGGAAGTCATGCTCCGAATGACGTGATACGAAAATTATATGAGTCGGCCATGTTAACGGGCGAAGTTACTAATTTAAATACCGAAACAATTTTACATAATTTTATGAAAGATGATATGAATGACTAATTTTTAATCTTTATTTTTATCTTTTTTAATCTTAACATATAATAATGGATACTACAAAAAATGAATTATCACCTTATGCAAGTATTTTTTTTCATAAATTAAGTAGTTATATAGATACAAAATTATATTATTACGGTAGTGTTCAACGTATAGATTATTTTCCGAATT